TTTGTTTGGTCGCTTGCATCACCATGCAATTATTTTCGGACACGATTTTTTAGAGCCCGCCAAGAAAGCTGCGCTTATTTCAGCATGGTCTACTCAATCGGGTGCTGGCTTTGTCGATATTGCTGTCTGTGAGCCTGCCTCTATTAATTACGTTGCGGGTTATACGGCTAAGAAGATTAAAGCAGCTACTGACGATGATCCTAAGGTTCGTCCGTCCATTAATCCGCCAATTGGTTACGACTGGCTTCGACTTTACCGTGATGACGTTCATCGAATCGGTGGTATTGTTATAAACGGTTCGATTCGCCCTATCCCTGAGATGTTTAAGCATCGTGACAAGCATGGCTTGCGTCATGTGATCGCCGATCGTAAGCATTTCGCGAAAACTGAGTTCCAACAACCGGAAACTGTTAAAGCTCGAACAGAGCGATTTCAGTTTCTTGAACGTCAACGTCAACTGAAGAGCAAATTTTGATGGCTATTTCAAAGCGAATGTATCAATTAATTAACCCGTTGGACGGGGTTCGTTCCGCTCTGTTTGAGTGCTCGTCGTTTAGTGAGCTTCTTTCTCGACTTCGTTTAGAAGGCATTTTAGAGACTGACGAACAGCGCGATCATTTGGTCTTATCGCTTTTCGCCCTTGACGACGAAAAGGGTTTTTTTTTGGACAACATGCCTTTGGTTTCTTTGGCCACGTTGGAATCTTGGATTGTCCAGCGCTCCGGCGCTGAGCCGTCTTATCCTTCTATTCAAATTTCTGGCTTGGAGCCTAAATGATGGAAAAGTATTTTCAACAGCCCAGTGTAATGTCTACTCAGGAGCATTTTTCGCGTGTTCCGAAGGCCGAGATTCAGCGTTCTACCTTCGATCGTTCGTCGGCATATAAGACGACATTTAACGCCGGTAACTGTATTCCTATTTATTGCGATGAAGTGGTGCCCGGCGATACCTTCCACATGGATTCCACTTTTTTTGCTCGTCTGGCGACGCCTCTTAAGCCTGTCATGGATAACGCGCATTTAGATGTGCATTATTTTTTCGTTCCCTCGCGTCTAGTTTGGGAGCATTGGGCTAATTTTATGGGCGAGCGTAAAACGCCTGCCGATGACCCCAAGAATTACACTATTCCGAAGGCCAATTGGAATCCGGCGGCTGCTTTGAGCCATGTCGGCGGTGGCGATGCTTTTGCTATTGGCGATTATTTGGGTTTACCCAAATCTAATGTGAATGAAAATTTTTTGATTACGGCGCTTCCTCTTCGCGCTTTCGCTTTAATTTGGGATGAATGGTATCGAGATGAAAATTTACAGAATCCCCACGACTTGGGCGATGGCGACGCCAATACAACTGCCCTTTCTTATAATTCGTTTGTTTCGCAGTTTCCTCGCGGAAAGCGAAAAGATTACTTTACCTCTGCTTTACCGTGGCCGCAAAAGGGCGACCCCGTTTCGATTCCGATCGGCGGGCAAATTCCTGTTGTTACGACGACCTCTGATGTTTTGTCCGGCGGTCAGCAGGCCATTCGTTTTAATAAGATAGACGGCGCTGATCCCGGTGGTAATTATAATATCGGTGTCGGCTCAGACGGTCGCGCTGGCCGTATTGCTGCCGCTGGCGGCGCTCCGACTGATTATTTTTATCCTAGTAATCTCGTGGCTAATCTTTCGGCGGCTTCTGCCGTGACGATTAATGCACTTCGCACGGCCATTCAATTGCAAGTTATGCTTGAGCGCGATGCGCGCGGCGGCACTCGTTATATTGAAATGATTTGGGAGCATTTCGGCGTAGTCAATCCTGATTTCCGCTTGCAGCGTCCAGAGTTTATTGGTTCCGGCTCCGGCCTGATTAATGTCAACCCGATCGCGGCTACGTTTACTTCTACGGGTAATGCTCCTCAAGGTAATTTGGCGGCTACCGCAACTGGCGTAGTCCGCGCGTCGTTTGATTATTCAGCGACGGAGCATGGCTATATTATTGGAGTGATTTCTGCTCGTACTGACCTGACCTATCAGCGCGGCCTTGAGCGCATGTGGACTCGTTCTGTTCGTGAAGAGTTTTATTTTCCAGCGCTTGCCCACCTTGGCGAGCAAGCAATTCTTAATAAGGAAATTTTTCTTGCATCGTCTGTTGCAGGAACTAATGACCTTGCGTTCGGTTATCAAGAGCGCTTCGCCGAGTACCGATATAAGCCCTCTCGTGTCACCGGTCTTTTTTCGTCTGAGGAATCGGCTTCGTTGGATGTTTGGCACTGGTCTCAGGATTTTGCGAATTTGCCGGCACTTAATGCTGATTTTATCCGCGAGAATCCGCCAATTGCTCGCACCATTGCGGTGCAAACTGAGCCCCATTTTTTGCTTGACTCGTGGTTCGGCTTGAAGTCTGACCGACCGATGCCTGTCTATTCTGTCCCCGGTTTAAATTCAGGGCTCTGACATGTCTAACATTCTCCCTACCGTCAACGTTTCTGCCAGTGATTTGTCTGGAGGCTCTATGGGTGGTATTTTTGAGGCCATTTCCGGGCCTCTCATTTCCGGCGCTTTTAACGCCTTGTCGGCGCATCAAGATCGGAAGTTTCAACGCTCGATGTCTAATACGGCTTACCGACGAGCGGCGAACGACCTGCAAAAAGCAGGTCTTAACCGTATCATCGCCATGGGTGACCCGGCATCTACGCCGCCGGGCTCTTCTTTTTCTGTTCCGCCGATTGATTTTGTCGCAGGTTCCGCCATGGACGTTAAGCGTAAGACTGCTGACTATGAGCGCGAATTATTGACTTCTCAAACCGAATCTGTGCAGCAGTCTACTAAGACTGCTGAGGCCGACGAACAGCTTAAGCGCGACCAATCGGCTCAATCTTTAGCTGCTGCCAAGCGCGACAAGGCTCAGACGGATTTACTCCATGAAGAGGCGCGAATGCGCCGTTGGGAGGCTGATTTTGCCAACACTTACGGTCTCTCTCCGGCGATGACCGGCTCTGCTGCTGGTTCGGCCACGGGTTTGTTTACTAAGGCTTTCGACTTTCTTGATTCTAAATACGGTTCCGGTAAAGGAGGCCGACGAAAATGAGTAAATCTCTTCCATTTCTCTTTATTGAGCCTCACCATGTTTTTCGTGTTCGTCAGTCGATTGTTATGGATGAAGATTCCATGGTTAATCAGGAGCATGTCATTGATTCGGATATTACAACTATCTTATCGAGGTACGACCGCACTGGCGTTTTGCCCGCTTCTGCTCGTGCTCCCACTTATATGGATGTTTCTGAGTTTTGCGGTGATTTTTCGGATACTGTCAAGAATATCCGTAGAGCTCGTTCGGATGTTGATGCGGCTAAGGCGTCTGAAGCCGATGCCCGTTTAAAGCTCGAGCAAAGTGTTTTGGAGGGGTCTAAGATTACTCCTCCCGCCACTCCTCCCGAGTCCTAGAAAGCTCATTGTCGAGCTATTTGGAGTTCGTCTTTAAGCCCTTGCTTTGCAAGGGCTTTTTTTTGTCAATTGTTTTTTCCTTGTCAAGTCTTTTATATTTTATTTATTTGTTTTTCCTCTTTACTTTTTCGTGTGCGTGTGCATTATGCGCGCGCGCGCGTATATTTGTTTTTTAATTTGTTAATGTTTTTAATATATTTTTGTGATTTTATTCGTTTGTATGAACCGTCATTAGTCGATGAGGTTTCCTCATCGGCTAATGATGGTTAGGTTTATTGACGACTTCTTTTTTTAACGCTAGGCTCGGGGGCTAGAACCTCTCGTTACTCTAGCCCCAACTGACCTTTAGGTCTTATAGGTGATATATGAAACGTAAACCCATGACGCGTCGTGCCTCGAAGAAGTCTTTTTCTAAGGGCACTCGGATCCATCCTCGTAATGCACCTCCTTCTACTCTCGGCTCTCGTGGAGGCATCAGGTTGTGATGTGCATCACACCCATTAAGGCGTTTTATACACCTTCTGGGATGACCTTCTGGCCTGTCAGCGGCTCGGAAGAGGGTTCGGCGCCTTGCGGCAAGTGCGCCGGGTGCCGCTCTCGCCAGGCGATGGATTGGTCAACCCGCATTTGGTGCGAATCGAGGCTCTTCGACCAAAATGCTTTCATTACTTTGACCTATGCAGACGCGCCATCTAATACACGCGAAGCAGTTGAAGATTGGAAGTGCTTTCTAAAGGCGCTTCGTCGTCGCATCGGCAAGCTTCGTTACTTTGCCGTGACTGAACGCGGTGATTTGTTTGGTCGCTTGCATCACCATGCAATTATTTTCGGACACGATTTTTTAGAGCCCGCCAAGAAAGCTGCGCTTATTTCAGCATGGTCTACTCAATCGGGTGCTGGCTTTGTCGATATT